GTTTGATATTACTACCAACAACTGCTTCAGAAGTCATATTACGGTTAATGTTGATATTAGCTGCTGTAACAAGAGCCACAGGCGCACCATTAACGAGTAAAGCACCATTAACAGCAGCAAAGATACCATTAGTACCTTGAGCAGTTGGTGATGTGAAATACTGTGATACACCACGTTGTTTTAAGTCTTGACCCATAAAGCTTAATTCAACAGTTGTTAAACCAGTTGCAGGTAGGGCGATACCTACAGTATTTACTTTGTTACCTGTATATACTTCTGACTGACCAATATCTGAATACCAAGATTCAAATGAATAAGAATCATCTGTATGACCAGTTGTAGGTGCATAGGTAGTCTTACCTGTTACTGTATAAGTACCACCAGAAGCAACTGTTTCAGGAGTTAATGTATTACTGTTCAAAGCAATAACTGTAGCTACTGTAGCTGTCAATGCAATAACAAGTAAATTCTTACTGTTGTTAGCTGTTGCAAAACCTGTTAAACGAATTACGTTACCTACACGAACACCATCAGTTAAGTAACTTCCTGTAGTACGAGTAATAGTGTATGTACCACCAACTGACGCAATAGTTGTGCTACCTAAAGCCGATGGTGTAGCTGCTGTCCAGTTACGAGCTAAAGCAGAAGCTAGAAAATCTGCATAAGTACCAGCACTAAGCTCACCTGATACGTTACCTTCAACAGAACGAACACCGTGACGGAAATCTGATAACTGATAATCTGTACGAATTTCTTCTGATTGATATGTTTCTTTTGTTAAGTTAAAAGAAGAGCTAACTCGTCTAATTGTTTGCGCACCTGAGGCAGATGGTAAAACACCGAAGGTTGTCTCTTTTTTATAAGATACTGTTTTATTAATACCTGTTGCTGTTGGCATTATTTACTCCAAAATTTATTGTTATTAAATTATTTTAAATTCGATAAAGAGGCGATTTAATATTGTTCAGAATAATATCTAATACGAATTGTAATCTCTGCTCTATTATCATTTATATAGACTGGGGATATTTCTGGTGTCCTGTCTACAATTATTTTATCCGAACCTTCGACTAACGTAGTGCCTCTTTTAAAATAATCTTTCACCTTATCAGCCATATCAGCTAACCCACCAACACCTTTACCTTTAGGATAAGATAGGACAACTTGATAGAAACCAACTTCTCGATTATAATTATCACCAAAAGAAGGGTTTTCAACAGGAAGTGGAACTAACCTAGATAGTTGGTGTGGTTGATCTGTTTTCGGAGTAAAGCTTACATTTTCATAAGCTGTGTTTACTGCACCTAAACCTAAAGGCATTGCTACAAGCTTCTTCTCGAAAGCCTTTCTTATGTTACTTTGCATAACAACACCTCTTATATTTTACTAACTTTATCTGCTACTATTTCTAATATTGATTTTGCTGTTGATATGTTCTTTGATACAACGTGATAACCACCTTTAGCTTTCCAACCATATTCAGGGTTATCCATCCAACCTTCTTCAACCTTATCAGCGTGATCTACGTTGTTAGTGACATAAACTTCTTCTTCTAAATTGTATCGCTTACCTTTCACAATAGCATCTGCTACTGCTGCTGTACCTGCTGTGTCGGCTGCTCTTATAGATGGGTCAGGGACTCCTAAACCAACATTCCAAGAGTTCTTAAAATCACCAACATCGTTCTGTATAAGACCTTGTTTGGAAGCGTAATACTCAGCACCTAATGGACTATCATCTACTAATGCTGTTGCAATCTTCTCTGCTGATTCACCAACAAGTAGTTTACTTTTCGTCTCTATCTTTTGAAGTAAAGCAGCAATCCCTCTTGAACCTTCATATACAGCCATATTACATCCTTATACACGAATACAAAGAACTCGCCACATACAAATATCACCAAAGCCTTCATAATGAGAGAAGCTGTATACCTCTAGCTTATCATCAACACCAAGATAAATATCTGTAATCTTATCTCCAACTTTAGGTTTAACAGGTAAACAAGAAGTTGCAATAAGATAGACTGTTACTCTTTTATCGACTAGGTTAGGTGATTTTGTTTCTCTGTAAGATGGTTCTGTTGAGAACATTTTAACTTCATGTAATGTTGAAGTGACTTCTACTGTTTGTGTTTCAGGGTTATATACTTCAGTACCAATACTTTCATATACTCTCAAACTTCCATGTTTATCAATCAATCGTTCTGTACTTGACTTAAAACGATTTCTACTCATATCCATTACACTACCTCACATTGGGAATGTTAAAAAGTGCTAGGAAATTTCTTAAACACTTGTCTATTTGTATTTGTTGTATTTATAGCATCACCATCTGTAGGAATACCAACATCAACATTAACAACAAAGTTATCAGAGTTGTTTACGTTCTCTCGAATATCTGTAACACTAATACCACCAGCGTAAGGTGATGCACCACTAAGAGCAAAGCTGTAGTTAGGGTCACTTAGATATAGTTTTAAAGACTTGTAATAGTTGTTATACCAATCGTTAGACCACTCTTCAAGAACGTCTGCCTTAGTATGCACTAGCTGAGATAATATAAACAAAGTTGTCTTTGCACAATCTAAACTTGCTCTACGAATATTGTTATTGTTCTTTGTTAAATAGTATGAAATTTCCTCATCGGATAAAAGACCATACGCTTCGCCTACTAAACCAACCTCTAATCTAACGATTGATATGTTATCCATTGTCTTTTCCTTTCACATAAATTCCAATATTAATGCAACCCTATTTAAGAGTTGCACTGTATTGAAACTTGTTAATTACCTTTCAATCTTCCGAAATATTTAATTTCAGCTTCTTCTCGAACTTTTACAGCGTCTTCGTAATTGTCATATCGCCCAAGATTAATCTTCTTACCATCAACAGCAATATAAGCTTCCCATTTATACCTATCTTTACACCAAGATACCCCAGTCTTTCCTGATGTGTTACTTTCCATCTTGCGTTTATTATAAGCTTGCCAACTGCTATCTTTCCAAGCGCAATTAGACGGTTCATAATTTCCATCAACATTTAATCTGTCCAAAGATAGACCTTCTTGGTAGGAATCTTCCATATCCTCAAAGAAGTTTCTAACATCTCGCCACCGATCACAAACCTTTATACCACGACCACCGTAATGTTGATAGTTCTTATCGAGAGGGTTTTCACAACGACTAATCATAGTTTTGTAAATACTATATATCTTGTTGTTTACAATACTACAACCGTGTTTTATGGCAGCTTTACTTTTTCTTTCCTTGAAACCACAACCGCAATCTCTTTTACCTAATGAAGTTAGTTGCTCTGTTGTCTGTAAGATAAAGTTCATACAATCACAATGACAAGCCCACAAAATGTCTTTACCCCTCTTTTTCAAAGAGGTTTTTCCAACTACTACTAACTTACCGAAATGTTTACCTACTAAGTCAACATGTTTACCCATAATCTACACCAAATTAAATAAATGGTGTCAATATTAATATTAATGTAAACCGAAGTCAAGCTCCGATTTACACGATATTAATACTTTGCGGTATTAATTAAACACTCGCACCAGCTACAGCACGTACGATAATCTGAGGACGTCTGCACAGACTTAATGTGTTCATTTCAGATTCAATTTCAATTTTAGAACCTTTACCGTCTTCGTAGATAAATACGTATCCGCTCTCACCAAGAGTATTAGCTAAGTCAAACTTATTCGCAGGAGAGAAGTAAGTTTTGAATGAGTCGGAAGTACCTAATGGTAAGTAATAGGCATCGCCAGCAGGAATTAATGATTGAGTTACACCACTTGCATCTTTAAACTTCGCATTATAACGAAGCAAAGTTATGTCCCCGTGACGGAATTGAGACCAGTTACCATTACGAAGTGGTTCTTGTGTAGAAGTATAGAATTTATAAGCTTCTTTCACACCAGCTTGAGCGATATACGCATCAAAGTAAGATGGTGAACAGATAGCAATAATTTCACTTGGGTTTTCACCGCTTAAAATGTTATTTTGGATATGATCAACAATATCACGTTGTTTAGCTAGAACATCAGTAGCAGCGTTAGCTAAGTCCATAACAACTTGTTTACGAGTTACACCAAAGTCTGTGTAAACGTTACCAACTACAGTACCGTTAGGTGCATAAATCTCACCTGATGTAATCATTTTAGCACGAGCAGTTTCAAGTGTAGCAGCGTGTGACTTACGAATAGTCATTAACTTACGAGCTTGAACAGCAGCTAAACGTTCAGCACCTTCTTCACCATAAGCACGTTGACCTTGAATATCCTGTGGTGTGATGTAGTCATCTAATGGGAAGTGAGGGATTGCGTATGAACGCATAACACGAGTACCATCTTTTGATACGTTGTTACGTTCACCACGTACTTTATCACCAATCAAACCGATAACACGGTTAGAGTGTTCAAAAGTGATTGTATGTTGAGATACAGGCTCAACCTCGAAAATACCTAATTGGTTAATCAAACCGTATTCATTAGGAATATCAATTAACTCTTCAGTTAAGTCAGTAACCTTAAAACCGTTACCATAGTCACGAATAATCGCCATTGTTGTATATTTCCTTTATTGTTATATTAGATAGAATCGTTAACTAAAATGTCTTTAGAAGCTAAAGAAGCATAAGCAGCAGCAAGTTTAGTTGCATCGTTGAAAGAGCTATGTGGTTTTAAACCACTCTTACGAACAATAGCTTCACCACGTACAATAGCTAATACTTTAGTATCGGTGGTAGCAGGAACGGCTACACTAAGGTTATTTCCATCCTTACCAACAACAACAGCTACAGGGTTTTCAGAACCGTCAGTGGCAGTTTGTACAGATTCTTTGTATTTACCAGTGGCAGTAACTTTACCAAGTAACATACCTAAAGTTAATGTTTTAGCAGCATCGTTAACTACAACAAGTTCACGAGTAATTGCTAAAGATGGTTCGTATTCGTGTTTAACTACATCTGAATAACGTGGGGTGTCTTGTGCAATAATTGTCATTTATTATTATCCTCTTATTTTGCTTTATTAATAAGTTTATCTAGTTCAGATTGAACAGCAGATTTTGCAACCTTCACGCCTTCTTCTTTTGAACCTTTTTCATGGAACATATCTGAATCATCTAACTTAGATGCTAATGCTTTAACAACACCAACAACATCAGTAAACGCTTCATCTTCTAAATCTTTAACTGCTTTGAAAAGCTTAGTTGCTTCAGCTTCATCCGCTACAGCTTCTTTGATTTGAGCTTCACGAGCTTTCTCAATAGCTTCTTTTTCTTTAGCTTTGAATAACTCGATTTCTTCTTTAGCTTTCTGTAATTCAACTTTCTGATCTTCGAGAGCCTTTTTCAAAGCTACTGCATCTTCTACACTAATTTCAGGTTGATTTCCTGACATTTGATTTTCCTCTTGATTGTGAACGGCTGGTTTAGCCTTTTTACTTATTTTCCCTGCTTCAACAACAGGGGTTGTTGGCTCACCGCCACTTAAATCTTTTTGTTTTAATGCTTTCTCAAAAAGCTTCTGTTCATTAATAACAGACCAATAATCTTTTTCTGATAAAGCTGCTAACATTTCTAATTTGTTATCTGTTTCAGCAAGAGATTTAACTAATGTAATACCTTGTTTACGATATTCTAACCAAGCTAATTTATCTTCTTCTGTTGGACTGCGATAGGTTGCACCTTCTTCTGCTAGTTTCTCATTAAACCACTCATAGAAGTAATCATCGTTATACACACCAAGATCATCTGATTCACTTTCTGAGTCCATTCCCTCATCACCAAACCCTAAGATAGAGGTTAGAATCTTTGCATCCTCTTTCCACATATCAAAGAATTTTTGTAAGAAGTCATCAAACTCCATCACTACTTGAACTTTCTGTGCTTTCTGAATAAACTCTTTAGAAAACTTGTCAGCAGATTTAATTACTAAGGTTTTAAAAGAATTTGCAGCACCACCTTGAGATGCACTTACTAAAGCTACCGCACTACCTTCTGCTTCAAAGTTAAATTTAGAAATCTTACGTTTTGCTTTTGTTTTTACAGTTGTCATTATATTCTCCAATCTGTTTATTCAATTTCAGATACAAAGCCTTCGCATTGAACACTCAGACCGTTAAACTCTCCACTCTTAATGGCTTCCCAAACAAGATCACCACTAGGAGTTTCTGACACGTGTATAGTTGCTAACCAACTCCCTTTCTTGATAAAGGTTTCACCAATTGTCATATCGGCTTTAGTGATATAAGATTCAATGAACTCAAATGATGTTGTATCAACTAAATGGAAAAGATTTGCTTTGCGACAAAACCTGTTAAAACCATGACAAGCATCTTCAACAACATCCGCATCATACCAATCTTCGTGCAAGTCTGTTGTTGTGAAATCATCATCTTGAGGTTCTAATACTAAGAATGTTGCAAGCCTTTTTTCTTCGTTAAAAGATTTTAAAATCTTTTTTGTTTGAAAAGTTTTTAATGTAGACATACTTACCCTTGTTATTGTAGTGGAGTAAGCTTATATTTATTTGTAGCAATTCTCATTGCCTTATAGCTGTATTA